AAGCAAGCTAACACTAAATACTTACCACCGATGGAAGGCGTAAGCCAAGTTGACACTCGTTACATCAATTATTTAGAGCGAGCTGTCTTTGTAAACTTCACTGGTAAGACTAAAGAAGGTTTAGCAGGTGCAATCTTCAGAAATGACCCTGAATGTATACTTCCCTCTGAAGTTGAGTACCTAAAAAACAATTCTGACGGTGCTGGCGAGTCTTTAACAAGTTTAGCCAAAGATGTAGCTGGTGAAGTCATCGGAAAAGGTCGTCACTGCCTATTAGTTGACTATCCCGAAGTAGAATCGGGTTTATCACTAGAAGAATTCGATAGATTATCTCCAAAAGCCACAATCAACCGCTATACCGCTGAAAACTTCATTAATTGGCGCGTAGAAGTCATTAATGGACAGAAAATCCTAACTCTTGCCGTACTTTGCGAAGAATATGACGCAGATGAAGATGAGTTTGGATACGAACCACAGAAACAGTACCGAGTTCTACGTTTAAGAAAGGGTGTATATACCCAACAGGTATATCGAGATGACGAGAATATAACTAAAGAGTATACCCCTACAAAAGCCGATGGAACTACGTTTGATTTTATCCCTTTATTTATTATCGGCTCAGAAAATAACGACACCACTGTTGACGTACCGCCACTCGGTGATATTGCTTACATTAACATTGCACATTTCCGAAACTCAGCCGATTTAGAAGAAAACTGCTTTGTTCACGGCCAATTAACGCTTGGCGTGTCATCAACTATGTCTTTAAGCCAGTTCCAAGAGGCTAACCCTAACGGAATTACCGTTGGCTCTATGGCTGGTCACTTCTTAGGTGACTCTGGTAGCTTTTCTGTTGTACAGGCTTCTGAAAACCAGTTAGCTGACAAACTTATGGCTCGCAAAGAAGAACAAATGCGAAAACTTGGCGCGAGAATGATTGAAATCGGCGCAGCTAAGACAGCAACCCAAAGTTTAATCGAGCAAGCTGGCGAAACTTCTATCCTAACTACCATTGCGGATAATGTGTCCGAAGGTATCAAGACCTGCATCGAATGGTGCGGTATGTTTATGGGTGCGAATGAAGAATCAACCTTTATTCTAAATACTAAGTTCTTCGATGATGTTGCAGACCCACAAATGCTTATGGCGGCTATGCAATTGAACGAAGGCAACCTTATTGCGAAGTCTGATATGCAAGAACTTGCTCGACAGCAAGGCATTGTTAAAGACGGTCGCAGTAATGAAGATATTGACGCTGAACTAGCGGCAGAAATGGCGAAAATTCCAGAAGAACCTGAAATCGAGCCTGAATTAGATGAAGAAGATCAAGAGTCTTTGACATCTCAAGATGAGAGTGCTATATAGAACTAATTGTCACAGGGTGACGACATTTTTATAACTAGGGGTTATAGATGACTATTCAATACAAAGTGAGTGAAGAAAGTTTCGATACGTTAGACGATTCAGTTAAGGGGTTATATTCGCAGGGCGAAGATGGCTACACATTGAATGTAGACGGTGTACCGAAAGAAGACGTAACTGGTTTGAAGCGTAAGATTGACGAATTGCTAACCGAAAAGAAAACGGTACAGCAAAAAGCAATGGAAGCAGAAGAACTAGCAAGACAAGAAACGGCTGAAAAGCTGCGGAAGGCAAACGACTTTGAACAGTTATACAACAGTTCTGAGTCAGAGCGACAGAAGGCGGCTGACGAGTTAGCGACTTTAAAGGCTAATTTACAGCAGCAACAGGTGGAAGGTCAGGCAGGTAGAGTTGCCGCATCGCTTACAAAGGATACAGCCAGAGCCAACTTGTTGTCGCAGCAAATTTCCTCGCGTCTATCTTTAGTAGATGGTGAGGTACGAGTTTTAGATACTAATGGTAACTTAACCGTTAGTAGCGTAGAAGAATTGACACAATCAATTAAAGCGGAATACCCGTTTCTAGTTGACGGGTCACAAGCTGCTGGGGGCGGCGCAACAGGTGGAAGCAGCGGGGCTGGGGATACCAAACAAGTAAGTCGATCAGATTTTGATGCAATGGACAATCGGAAAAGAATGTCTTTCGTTAAATCTGGCGGCAAAATAATTTAATTACTCTTTTGGAGAACCATTCTAATGGCTAATGATTTAACTTTAGACAACTTGGCAACTGATATTTATACTGCCGCAGACACCGTAGGCCGAGAAGCTGTCGGTTTTATTCCTTCTGTAACTATGAACGCTGATAGCACTCGTGCTGCTGTTGGTGACACCATCAAAGCTGCTGTAACTGCTGAAGCACCTGCTTTTGTAGACATCTCAAACGGCAATATGGTTATACCTGAAGGCACATCTCAGACTGTAACCAATTCTAGCTTCCAACTAACTAACGCTAAAGCTATCCAAATCCCAATGGGTGCTGAGAAAGAGCTTCAATTGCGTAACGCTGGTACTTACGAAACTGTTTACGGTGACTTAGTTCAACAAGCAATGCGTAAGTTAGCTAACCAAATGGAAAGCGATCTTTTCGTTGAAGCTAAAAACAATGCTTCACGCGCTTTAGGTACTGTTGGTACTGACCCATTTGCGTTCTCAGCAACTACTACTGGTCTTGAGCAAGCTGCTAAAATGCGCCGCTTACTTGTAGACAATGGTATGCCTACTGATGACGTTTCAGTTGTATTGAACACTCAAGCTGGTGGTTCTTTCCGCGCAAGCCGTACTAACGCTTTCGCTGACCACGCTGGTACTGCTGACTTCCGTAACAACGGCACTTTAGCTAACTTGTTCGGTGCAAGCGTTCGTGAGTCTAGCCAGTCTGCACTTCACACTGCTGGTACTGAAGCTGCTTGGGCAATCAACAATGGTTCAAACGAAGTTGTTGGTGAGACTACTTTAACTGTTGACGCAGGTGCTGGCGGCACTATCTTGAATGGTGACATCATCACTAACGCTGGTGACACTACTTCTGGTTATGTTGTTTCTTCTGACACTCAAACTGCTTCTGGCGCTGCTGGTGGTAACATTATCATCAACGGTTCTAAAGGTATCTTGGTTCAAGCAGATGACGATGACGTAGTTACTCGTGTAGCTTCTTATCAGTCTAACCTTATGTTCCATCGCCGCGCTCTTGAGCTTGGTATGCGAGCACCTGCTTTACCGTCTGTTGGTGATGCTGCTGATGATGCAATTCTTGTACAAGACCCAGTTTCAGGTCTAGTATTTGAAGTACGCATCTACAAAGGCTACCGTAAGTCTATGATCGAAGTTGCCGCTTGTTGGGGCGTTAAAGCTTGGAAATCTGACTTCATCGGTAACATTTACCAGTAAGTTCGTAGTGCTTTGGTCGGCTTGCTTGGGTTTCCCTCCCTTTCCCTTGCAGGTCGGCCATTTTTTTAAGGTGATGAAATGGCTTTAACAGTAGAAACAGGTTCGCAATCAACAACTGCTAACAGCTATGTTACTGTTGCCAATTACGACACCTATCTAAATGCAAGATACACAAGCAGAGCAGATATAAGTGACGCTCAAGCAGAAGCATATATTCTGCGAGCTACAGATTATTTTGAGTCCTTACCTTTTATAGGGCTTAAAGCAACCGAAGCACAATCAATGCAATGGCCTCGTAGTGGGATTGTTATTGATGGCTTTGGGAAAGATAACAATGAAATACCTAATGAAGTGCTAATTGCAATTTATGAATTAGCTTATGGCTTTGAGCAGGGTTTTGGTATTAACGACCCCATCTCCAGAGAGACTGTAAAAGAGAAGATAGGCGAGATTGAAGTAGAGTATAAGAACTCTAGCGCAGATCGTACTTTGCTACCAGCAGCCTCTCAGGCGCTTAGAAAGCTAATTAAAAACCCTATGAGGGTTGTGAGGGCATAATGGCCTTTGACTATGCACCATTAGCAAGTACAGCAGATAGAATACTCACTGATTTCGGTCAGTCTGTAACCTTCTCGCGTTTCAGTCGTGGAAGCTACAACCCATCTTCGGGTATGAGTAGCACAAACCAAACAACATACACTGCTAAAGTAGTTTTATTCAATGAGAGTAAGGCTGAAGAAAGCGATAACACTACACAGATTATCGAGATTCCAGCCGTTGCGTATACTTCAACACCACCTAAGATTGGTGATACAGCAACAATTAACTCTGAGAAATTAAGAGTTGTAGAGATTAACCCAGTGCAGCCAGCGACTACGGTAATTTATTATGAGCTTCGACTCAGAAGTTAAAGCCGCAGCAGATCAAATGATGGTTGACGCAGCTAAGTTTGTGGAAAAAAACTATTCAAAAGTTTGTAACGGTATAGTAGCCGATACCCCAGTTATTACTGGTAAACTTATTAATAATTGGAACGCCACTATTGGCTCTCCATTAGCTGTAGATAGGTCTGAAGGTAAGAGTGGTCAAGATAGTGTAAGTAGCTATAAGGCTGTTGCCAAAGAAATAACACCAAAAACTATTGGGCAGAAGTTTTTTCTTACCAATGGTGTTGAGTATGCAAATTCAGTTGAGTTTGGCGGTGAAAGAGAACCTAATCGTCAGTGGCAAAACCCTAAAGGTATGCTTAGAACTAACATTATAAATGCGGGTACTAAATGAGCGATACTGCTAGAGACTATAGAAACATTAGGGCAGCCCTTGAAACTAAGTTTGATGGGCTATCCTCTTTAGGATTTACCAATAGAGTCTTTGAAAACCAAGAAGTTGATTTATCTACTTTTGATAAAGGCACTGCTGGTATAAAATGGATTAGAGGAACTTTGTTACCTGCTGATACAACAGCAGCGTCACTAGGTACTACTGGAACAGACTACCATCAAGGTATATTCCAGATAGATTATTTTAATGAAGTTGGCATTGGTGCATTTGAAGACGATATGGATTCAATAGCTAACACATTTAAACGAGGTACGGTTTT